ATAACTGGCGTTAACCTGTATATCATCGACACTAACTCCACCATATCCACTTATAACCGGCAGTTCACTAACAACGAACTGACACAAAAGGACAGAATGAGTTCTCGTGTGTCGGTTGTTAGCACTTCTCCCGTGGTTCAGTTGGGAACCGGACGGCAATGCAACCAGGGGTGATCTTTGAATGCCCACTTTACTTAGCCGTAAAGCCGTTGTGCTATTTAAGTTGGAAACAACTGAAGGAGTCCCAGTGACACCTTCGGCGGCAACTGATGCTGTGCTATGCGAACAACCGTTACGCATAACATTTAACCCAAACGTAATAGATACAACTGAAGTAACGCCAAGTCTTGACCCATTTGATCCAATTGTTGGCGGTACAAGCTGTACTATTGAGTTTGATGTGTATCTTAAAGGTTCTGGGTCTGCGTCGGTTGCTCCGGAATGGGGCGAGATGTTGGAGGCGTGTGGGTTTCTTGAAACAGACTCGGCAGTAGTGAACGTTGAAGTATTGGGTGTCGGCGGCTCAACCACTAGTGCTCTACTTGGAGCAACCGCTAGTGCCGTGGCGCAGACGTATCGCGGACGGCCAATTACTTTCAGTGGTAATATGACCGAGACCAGTATGATCTGGGATTATTCGGCGGCTAAACTCGCGCTTCTTACTGACACAATGTCTATCGTTCCCACTGGCCCCGGTACGAGTTATACACTACCGAGAACGTGGGTATACAAACCAAAATCGACTGGTATTGAGTCCGGTACAATGTGGATTTATACTGATGGCATTCGGTATGAATTTGCTGGGTGCCGAGGAACCTGCCCTTTAACGTTGACTTCTGGTGGTCCTGGTAGAATTTCGTTCCGGTTCCAAGGAATGTTTACCCAAAAAACTGACGCCGCACTACCGGCGGCTGTATACGACGCATCGCGTCCGCCCATCTGGAAAGGCGGGAGTTTTTCGATTAATGCTTTGGAAACGGCCGGGCAAACATTCTCTATTGACCCCGGAAATAATCTGGTTATGCCAGATAATCCTAATTCAGCAGAAAGTTTTGATCCAGCAATTATTACGGCGCGGATGTGTCGGGGAAATATTAACCCGAAAGAAACAACTGTTGCTGTACGAAATGCGATGTTAGACTTTCGTAATAGTGTTAAACGCCCGCTTCAGACGCGGTTGGGCACAACGGCAGGCAATAGAATTGGCATCGTAGTCCCGTCTGCCTTGTATTTGAATCAAGGGCCTACCGACACGAACGGCTATGTTACGGTCGATATCCCATTTCATGCTACAGGGCAGGACAGCGGTTACACTATCGCTGTTTTCTAGAATGTTCTCGTACAAATCCGAGGAATGGAGAACGCTCCGAATAGCGGCTTTACGACGGGATCATTGGCGTTGCGTTGTGTGTGGAATTGGTCTGTGGGGCAAGGGTAAGTCGCGTGTCGATCATATCGTTCCGGTGGCTGTAAACCCGCGCTTAGCCTTGGTGCTAACGAATGTTCGCAGTCTCTGTTCCCGATGCGATAACCAGAGCCATCGTGAAAAGGGTGGCCATAACAGTACAACCGGAAGAGTCAACTCGAACTATCGAAATGCTGGCTTCAGCGCCTTTGGGACTGACGGCTGGCCGACAACTTAGCAACTTCTTGTGTGGATCATGATCACTGGACGAAAACCTCAACCAACTCATCTCAAGCTGCTAAAGGGAAATCCCGGTCGTCGGCCATTGAATGCGGATGAGCCGTTGCCCGCTCGGTCGCTTCCGTTTCCTCCTGACGAGCTTAATCTCGACGGTAAGCGTGAATGGCTGCGTGTCGCTGACGAGCTTTTCCGGCTTGGTATGCTGACCGGCTTGGACCGTGGAGCGCTTGCTGCTTATTGCCAAGCCTATGGTCGCTGGATTCAGGCTGAGCGGAAGCTCAACGAGATGGCGTTGAGCGGCGGATTTAACGGTCTGTTGATCCGAGGCGCAAACGGGCAACCCGCTTATAACCCATTGGTGGGAATAGCTAACAAAGCTATGGCCGATGTGGTGCGATACAGTATCGAGTTTGGCATGACGCCTTCGTCGCGTAGTCGTATTCAGGCTACGCCGATTGATGCAGCGGCTGACCCGGCGGATAAATATTTTGCATCATGATCGATGATCCTGTCACCGGATGGGCTGAAGCGGTTGTATCCGGCCATATTGTTGCTGGCCCGCATGTCCGTAATGCGTGCCGCCGTCATCTAGCGGACCTGATAGAAGGCCCAAAGCGTGGCTTGACCTGGGATATTGAAGCAGCCAACTGGGCACTCGATTTTTTTCCAGAAGTGCTTCGCCTTGCTGGCGGTCAATTTGAGGGCTTACCATTCGAGCTTCACCCAAGTCAGAAGTTTTGTATTGGTAGTATATTTGGCTGGAAGCGCGCAGATGGCACGAGGAGATTTCGGCGTGCCTATATCGAGCAAGCGAAAGGAAGTGGCAAGACCCCGTTTGCGGCTGGTATAGGACATTATTGTTTGGTCGCTGACCGCGAGCCGCGTGCAGAAATATATGCGGCGGCAGCTAATCAAGCGCAGGCGATGGTTCTTTTCAGGGATGCTGTTGCTATGCGAGAGCAATCTCCGCAGCTTAGTAACCGTCTAACGCCATCTGGCGGCAACCCCGTTTGGAATTTAGCTGACCTACAGACTGGCTCATTTTTTAGACCAATCTCTAGTGAAGCCCGAAAAATGGGTTCAGGCCCACGCCCGAGTTGCGCGTTGTGTGATGAGGTTCATGAGCATCCTGATGCTCTTACGATTGAGATGCTGGAGCGAGGTTTTAAGTGGCGCAGACAGCCACTTTTAATCATGACAACAAACAGCGGATCGGATCGTAATTCAGTTTGCTGGGCTGAACATCAGTTCGCCGTTCAGGTGGCGGCGGGCACCAGGAACCCCGATGCAGCCGCGACTTATGTGGGTGAGGTTATCGAGGGTGGTGACTCTGAGTTTTCTTTTGTCTGCGGCCTGGATCACAACGATGACCCGTTTACGGACCCGACTTGCTGGGTGAAAGCCAATCCTCTCCTGGGAACGACGATGACCCATGAGAAGTTGGCCGAGGCGGTAGCGCAGGCTAAGGCCATACCGGGTAAGCAGAACGGTATCTTACGATTGAACTTCTGTGTCTGGACGGATGCCGACACGGCGTGGATGAGTCGGAAAGCACTTGAGGAAGTGCTAACTGATTTTAATCCCGCCGATCATAGTGGCGAGTCTGTGTTTTGCGGCGCGGACCTGTCGGCAACTCGCGATATGACCGCTTTAGGCTTTGTAGTACCAACGGGAATGGTCGAGGTTGAGCGTGAAGATGGGACGGTATTGCAACCGACATACGATGCGTGGGTCGAGGCGTGGACACCGAAAGACACTCTTTCTGCCAGAGCCTTGGAAGACCGGGCACCATATGATGTGTGGGTGGACCAAGGATTCCTTAATGCGACACCCGGAAAGGTTGTCCGCATGGATTTTGTCGCTGCGAGAATTGCTGAAGCTCAGACCGAATATAAACTAGAAGCGATTGCTTACGACGCTTATGCCTTCCGCAAAAACTTCGAACCTGAGTTGGATGCGCTGGGTATTACCGCCCCATTGATCGAGCATCCTCAAGGTGGCAAACGGAAGGCTACTCAGAGTGAGCTATGGATGCCGGGTAGCTTGAAGGAGCTTGAAACCCTGATCTTAGAGAAGCGTATTCGGATCAGGCGTTCGCCGGTTGCGATCTCGGCTTGTATGTCAGCCACTATAGAGGCTGACGCGTTTGATAACCGCTGGTTCAGTAAACGTAAGGCGACGGCGAGGATTGATCCTCTGGTGGCGCTTGCGATGGCTGTTGGGGCGGCTATGTGGGGTCGTGAGTATAAGCCTCTTGAACTCGGGTCCCTCATAGGTTGAACCCCTGCAAGGGGTGCGCGGGCGGTTTTACGGGAGAGTCCCCCCTGTATTGCTCTTTCGATGATCGTCCGCGCTCTTATTCCATTTCGTCAGCCGGTGAGGATCGCTGAAAAGCGATCCCTCGTCGTTGCGCCGGGGGTGTAGGAGACTCACTGGCTGACGAATGCTTAACACTGGCTCCTACCAGTGAACGGCGCTCCCGTTTTAGGGGAGCTAACAAGTGGAAATCGTACATCGGACTATTGCTGCGCCGCCTCCTACAAAGGGCGACCAGCTTGAATTTATTATGTCGGACGCGTCGGTGGATCGTCTTGGCGATATCATCGATCAGGACGGCTGGCAATTAGCCAACTTCAAAAAGAATCCCATCGCGTTGTTTGGCCATAGTTCCAACTTTGTGGTTGGTAATTGGCGCGACGTGAAGGTGGTCAATGGCCAATTAGTTGGCAAGCTTGACCTTATGCCAGCCGTCTCAGAGCGGCTCGCAGAGATTCATACCGCAGTTAATGCGGGTGTACTACGCGCGGTTTCGGTTGGATTTCGTCCAATCAAAATGGAGCCGCTTGAAAATAGCAAGGTTGGTGGACTTCGGTTCTTAACGCAAGAACTGATCGAGTGCAGTTTAGTTGCTGTACCCGCTAACCCTAACGCAATTCAGATCGCAAAGGATCTGAATATTTCTCGCGACACAATGAACCTGATCTTTGGCGAGATTGCCGATAAAGACAGATTAGTTAGACGCGAGGCCATTGGCGAGCTTGCCGGAACTTCTCGTTCCATCAGGAATGCCACAATGTCTCTTTCGGAGCAAATTGAACAGTTTCAAACTCGTGTCACGACTCTTAA